CGACGCGCCCGCAGCATCATGTACCGCGTCGAAAAAGTGATACGTGGCGAGCGCCGACCAAAGCGACGGCTTTACGAAATGCGGGGTAATGCGTGGGCCCACGCTCATAAGCCCCGACGGGGGAATGTCGGGAATGACCATAGCGCGATCAGTCACGGTGCCCTGTACGACTGCGTTATCGGTCTGGGTTCCAAAGTTGGAAACGTTAGGCATAGGTGCTCCTTAATCTAATAGCTGATACGGATGTGGTATGTGTTGTCGCGCTCGTCGAAAATCCAGTCGAATGCGAGATGCTCCCAGCCCTGCGGGACGACAAGCGCGTATCTCCAGCATCCGGTATCGGGCTCCTGGTAGAACGTGGGGAATACGAACTTCGATTGACGTGCGACGAGTTGCTGCAAATTAGCGTCAATCCATTTCGCGAGGCCGTCGATGTACTGATCGTAATATTGCCCGTTCTCGATTGACTCGATGACCTTCTCAATCCTCTCGATTGTCTCAGCGTTCTTGTTGGAAAGCTCAATCGTGTTGTTGAGGGGGTCTTTAATCGCGTCGATGATGCAATAGAGGTTCGCAATCAGCTGTTCGGGGCTCTTGACCTCCCAGTACAGTTTGGGGAGTGTCGGGTTCGTCAACATCCAGGGGTTGAAAAAAGGAAGCGGTGTATACATTCGCTTCACCTCCTTACCAAAGCGGGGCGGTCGGTGTGAGTATCGAGGTGAACAGGACATGCTCGAGCTCATTGAGAATCATAGCATCCACGTCCTGATACTCGCGCGCGAATTGTACGGCCTTATCGACAGCGCTTCCCTCGTGCATCGTGTCGGCCTCGCGGTCGTTGCCGGTGCTCGCGTAGTCGGAGTTACCTGATAGCATCGTCTCGGGGAAGTCCGAGAAGATGTCGCGTGACTTCTCGCGCTCGCGTGACTCCTGGAGAGGGTTAAACCCCTGCTCGATGCGCGCATAGAGCAATTTGTATTTCGGCATGATCTCGTTGAGCTTGCGCAGGTATGCGCGTTTCCACCTGCTCGGCACCGTGATTGACACCTCGCGGTCATAGAAGCGGTTGAGGAATTTCGTGCATAGGCGCGTATACTGCTCGTCGCTGTAGGCGTCGAAGCGCCACGAATCATCCTCGAGCGGTTTATAGAACCCAAGCTCGTACCACTCTCCGAGCGTGATCGTCATATAGTCGTATCGCTCGTCTGTGTTCACCTCGGGAAAATCGAACATATGTTTACCTCCTCTCGAGCATCGTGTCGTAACGGTGCGAGATATCGTAGTTGCTTGAAAGGTTGTCGCGGGCCCATACGACGGTGATCGGCGCGCCCAGGCGGTTTCCGAAACGGGCGTTGAGCTTGTCGCATGCGTCTCGGCGCGTGTTGAGCGGGGACATGCGCGCGAGCTCGGTCGGCTGCATGGTCGAGTTAACCTCGTCCTCGATCATGCGCTCTTCCTTGAAGGGCATTGAGTCGATGCCCAGCTCGCGGTATATCGCGTCCCACGTGTTGGCCCATTCCTCCTGGAGCTTGTCCCCGATGTACTCGCGTGCACGCTGAGGCATGGTCGCGGTCGTCTGGATGTCCTGGAAGTTGTCATAGGCCAGTACATAGGGTTCACCGTTAGCGATCGCCTTGTAAAAGTTTTGCACGTCGTAAGTTCTATCTTGAGGCGCGGTGATGGCGAAGGGCATTCGCATATGGAACCTATTGATCTGTTTCGTGCGTATGATGTCGGTCAGCTCGCGCGCCCAGATGTTAATCTTCACGAGCAGGGGGTAGCGTGTGCGGTTCTCCCAGATCCAAACGCCTCGATCCCAATTGCACATGAAATTCGTCTTGCCGGTGATGCCCATCGCGCGCCATGCGCGCGGCTCGTTGTACATGTTCGGCGCGCCCTGCTGAACGGCCCGCAGCGATAGAAGCGTATCGCTCGAGTTGGGAAACGCGAGCGTGGCAGCGCCCTCGGTGAGCAGCGTCCACTCCAGAAAACACTCGTTGCAGGTCTCGGGGAGGTTTAGCCAGCGGAAACGCGATAGCGCGAGCTCGATCAGGTCGTTTTGGAACATGGCGAAAAGCTGCTGGTTATATGCCTCTGTCTGCCAGTATGTCGGCTGCGCGCCGGGCCTGTACTTGCGGCGCTGCTTGTAGCCCCTGCGTCCCTTGCTCATTCGCCCACCTCCTTATAGATAGTCGGCGCGTCAAGTGTCGCCTGGAACATGGCGCGCACTTTCGCGCTGGATTCGGTCTGCGCGTTCATGAGTTCTTTCATGATCGCTTGGTGTTTCTCCATGTCCTTGCTGATGGCCGCGTCGGTCTTGGCGCGCTCGACCTTGTAGTCGATGATCGCGTTAATCTCCTCGTCGGTCATGCCTTGATAGGTCTCGGCCTTGAGAAGCGCGTTAAGGTCAATGTCTGCCATGGCCCCCTCCTTTACAGGTTGTCGTAGATACTCACGCGACCGATTTCCTCCGGGCGGCTCCAGACGGTCACGCCTCTGATAAGTATATCCTTGATCGCACCCTGTGCGGACTCGAGCGCGTTGCCGTTGCCGCTGCACCATACCTCGGAACATTTCCAGTACGTGAAATGGCGCATGACCTGCATCCTCTCCATACTGAACTCGCGCATGAGCGAATACCCGTAGCGGGCGAATGCCGAGGCCGCGTTCATGATGTCGCATTCGCGCTGCGTGACGACCTGGGCGAACAGGGCGCGGGGCGCGGTCGCGCTAGACTGCCCGTTCGCGTTCGCGCCGAATTGCGCGGGGGCTGCGACGCCCGCCTGGTTGAGGCCCGCCGAGATCGCGTCGATAGCGGTCGCGTAAGCGCGGTTCGCGTTCGCGTCCCCGGTGGCCTTGGTGTTGCCCGCGTTGGTGCGCATGACGGCTGCGTTGTTGGTCGCTACCTTTGTGCTCGCCTCGTTGCGGAGCGTGGTCGCCGAGGTGGACGCGTTATTCTGCACGCCCCACGTTTCGGAAGTGAATTTAAGCGCGTTCGTTGTCTTTTGGAGTGCGTTCGTCTGCGCGATAGCGACAGCTGCGGAATTGCTCGATTGTGAGATCGCCGCTGCCGCGTTAGCAGTGGGGATTGCGACGGCGAGGTCTGCTATACCTCCGATCGCGGCGTTCGCTGTGTCTGCTGAGCCTCCGGTGAGACCTCCCGTGATGACGGCTCCCGCCGTGCTCGCGATCGCGGACGCGTTGTTGTTCGCTGTCGTTATCGCGATGACGTCGTTCTGTAGCCCCGTCATTGCAATAGAAGCAGCGTTATCCGCGTCACAGTCCGCGCCGAGCTTTCTGTTACTAGCGGCCGCTCCAGTCAGCGCCCAGTCGTTTGCATTCTTCGTGACTGCGGTATTCGCCGCTGTGTTGATCGCGTTGTTATCGGTCACGTTCTTCGCCGAGTTGTCGACATTCGTGTAGGCGGTAGCGTTGGACGCGAGCGACGACGCGAGCGCGTTGTCGGACGCGAGCTTCGCGTGCGCGCGGCTGTATACGGTCGTGTACGCGGCGCGGCTCGCGGCGCTCTGGCTAACCTGCATCACGGGAAGGTTCCAGCTCTTGAGGTACTCCCCCCACGCGCCACCGTAGCTGTACGTGCGCCCCTCGATTGTCTGGAACGTGAGCGAATCCGTAGCGCCTGCGATACCGAGCAGGCGCGCGTCGATCGAGATATACGGCATGACGAGGTTCACGGCGCTCGCGAGCTGGATACCGTTGGACCCCAAATCCTCGATACGCACCGTGGAGGCCTGCCCGCGCTCGTCACCGATACGGATCGCGGCGTAAGGGTATGTGTAGAGCTTGGCGAAACCTGCGGCCTGCGCAGGGTATCCGAAATCGGCCACGGTCGGCTGCATGAACGGCTCGATTTTCTGGACCGCATCCAGCACGGTAATTGAAATGTCCCAAAGCTCGAACGGCGCGGACTGCGTGAGCAGGTCGGACGGCGCGAAGAACACGCCGAGCACGGTCTGTTTCATCCAGGGCGCATTGTTCTCGAGCTTGCGTAGGAACGGTTGGAGGTCGCCCACGGCTACGGAGTACACGCGCGGAGCGAGCACGCCGGATACGTCCGGCGCGGAAATCGCGGGGACTCTCGGCGCGGGGCCCGTGCCGAGGTCGCCTTGCAGATCCGCATATGTCGCAACGCACGCGCGCTGCGTCTCGGCGCTGTAGTTCTTGACGGCGCGCGCGGTCTCGACATACGGCTCGCCTCCGGTGTTGACATCATCGGAGAGCAGGTACGCGCTGTTGTCTCGGGGGTTCGCGAGATAGTCGGTCACGCTCGACGCGGCAACCGGCGCGTGCCCGCGCTCCAGGAGAACGTAGTCGAATTGCATCTCGTTGATGTATGTCGTCCATACGTCGAGCGTGAGGATCAGGCGCGTAGAGTTTGGGGATAGCTGCTGTGCGTCCTGGATGAAATAGTAATAGCGGCGCTTGCGGTCGCCCGCGGCGTATGCGAGCGGCTGCGCATCGCTCGTCATGCGCGGCAGGTCCACGACGAGGTAGTTGTATCCCTGGGCGGATGTCACCGGTACCGGCACCTTGGACGCGCCGTCGGGCTTGACGTTGAACATGGTATCGAGGTTGACGGTCTCGCCCTCGAGCGCGTCGAACCATGCGTCGCGCGCGGCGTCGTCGTCGAACTTGACGACGTTGTCGTAGTCCCCGCACCAGGGGACGTTGCACATCTTGAGCCGGGCGGTCGGCTTGAATCGGGAATAGTCGAGCGTGTTGTCGTATTTGTAGACATTCACGTCGTCGAGGTTCGGGAAATCACCCATATGTCCTCCTTAAACGAAATGCGCCCCCGCTCACGCATGAGCGGGGGCGCGGCGCCTTGCACTATAGATTATATAGGCTAGGCGATCGTGATGTCCACGGTCTTTGTATGGAGCGTGGTTGAGCCGGAGGGGTTGACATACGAAGTCGTACCGGTCACGTGCAGGACGTTACCGGCCTTCAGGTCGGACTTCTGGACATGGAGTACGCCCAGACGGTCGACGCGCGTCGCGGTGTTGAGCGCGATAGGCTCGCCGTCGGCTGCGGCGGTCTCGGCGCTAACGCTCCAGGTGACGGCGTTCGGCTCGACGGTCGCGCCGAGGTCGTTGGCCGTGATGGTGCCGACGAGCTTAACAGTCATTTGCGTGGTATCGCCGGGCTTGAGCTGCTGGGAGGCTGCGGTGATGTCGACGTCGGTCACGGTCTGGGCGAGCGTGGGGATATCGGTCGCGGCGTCCGTGGTGAACAGGATAGCGGGCACGAACGGGGAGCAGGAGACCACTTCCCAGTGGTGCAGGAAATAATTCGTGGAGTACGTCGAGGGGTCGTAGAACGACTCGTTGGCGTAGAGGAAATCCTCGCACACGAAAAACGCGTCGGTGGTGAGGAGCGCGAATGCGTTCGCAACGGGGAGCTCCGGCACAACGACGGTGCGGTATTTGATTTCAGCCTTGTCGAGGTTGAAGATGCCAGCGAGCGTGTCGACGTCGACAGATGCCATCGCGTCGGCGGTGATGAACAGCACGAGCTCATCGGGTTTCGCGAAAACCGGGATACCGTACTCTGCCGACACCGGGGAGTATAGGGCAGTCGGGAACTTGAGCTTGTTCGCGTAGGCGCGCACGGCGCGGAGGAACTCCTTACCGGTAGCCTCGTCGGTCGGCTCGGCGCTCACGTGGTGCTTAAAGAAACCCCAGTTGTGCTCATAGTAGGCGATCTGATTGATCATGCACAGATACTCGTCGTAGTTGTCGGAGTTGCGCGGTACGGTCAACACGGCGTCAATCAGACGGTTCAGCCCGTATTCTTCCAAAAATGCCTTGCGCAGGTCGGGATATTGGAGCGTGATGTCGTAACGTTCCTCGCGGTTGATCGAGTGATACCAGACGGCGGCCTCGGGCGCGCTGATCTTCGTCAGTGCGGAATCGTTGATATTGTACGTGTGCGCCTTGATCCACTTGAAAGCAGACTCTTGAATGGAGGAACCCCAGCGCATCGCCGCGCCCTTGAAGACGCTAAGGGGGTTCTCCCATTCCTTGTTGCGAATGATCTGGTCGCCGATTCGGTTGATATATGTGTCGATGAACTCGTTGAGGTATCGACCGTTGTTCGGCTTGAATAGGAATTTGCTCGTGGCGTCAATTCCTGCAATGGTCGGGTCGGGTACGCGCTGCTGGAAGTCATTAGTTCCAGATAGATACACGCGGCCCATAATCGTGGTGTTGTTAGTTGCCATCTATTAACCTCCTTTTAAAGGTCAAGGTCCATGTCGTCGTAGTCGGGAATGATGTCGACGCCGCCGTCGTCGGTCACGACATCGGCGTCGCCGTCGCCGTCGACGTCCACCACGTCGGCACCGTTGTCGATGTCGATCGCGGCAGCGGTCGTGCGCATCGCCTCGAGCGTCGAGGTGATGTTGCCGAGCGCACTCTCGATGCGTTCCAGGCGGTCGCGCAGGTCGTCGAACTCGCCGATTCGGTGCGCCTCCTCGCCGGACGTGTCGGTCTCGTCCTCGATCTCCCGCTCGTCCGGGGTCAGGTCGTCGGCCTCGGTGTCGGGCTTCTCGTCCTCGTCCATGTCAGCTCCTTTCTATAGCTATAAATAAGGGCGCGATGCGAACAGGCTTTGGCCTGTGCATCGCGCCCATTATATAACGCCTTTGCGAAACTTTGGCGCGGGCGGCTGAAACACGCCGTCGAGCGTGCGGGGTTCGGGCACCGACCGAACGGTGTGACTGTCCCGAATCATCCCTACTCGCCGCTTGCCGCGCGAGTCGTCGCGGGCATCGCGGTCATTTTACGCCATATAGCGCCATGGCGTCCAGGAAGCCCTCGCGCACCTTGACCGAATCGAAGAGCACGCTCCCCTCGTAATACATCTGGACGATGACGCGTAGGGTCTTGACGGCGCGCTGTGCGGCGATGCGGTTCGGCGTGTTGTCGCGCCGTGTGAGCGCGAACACCGGCTCGGCGTTCTTGGGAATCTTGCCGGTGATGTAATAGTACCCTTCGCTCATATCAATCCAGATGCCGTACTCGTCGCCCATATGTACGCACCCCATGACGTACTTGGCGCGCGAGGGCTTCTTGGAGATATATCTGTCGTCCTCGGCAAAGTCGTTGGCGTAGGTGGCTTTCGTATATCCCGTTACCTGTCCCATGCGGCCCGCGAGCGTGTTGTCCATGCGGTAACGGTCGTGCTCGTCCGGCTCGACGTAATGTAGCAGGACCATCTTGTCGAGGTACCAGGTATATCCGAACCTCGGCACTCCCTTTACGCCGATCGCGGCGAAATAGGGGTTTAGCAGGTCCACGGCGTTTCCGAGCAGGAAGACGTGCGGCTTGATGCGGTGTCCGTCGTAGGGGTCCTCGCGGACGCATGAGTCGATGATACGCGCGAGCATGTTCCACTCGTTTCGCTTGTAGGTGTGGCTCGCGTCGATATTCTCGATGATCGCCTCGTCGAAGATGATGTTCTTGACGTTGAAGAACGTGCGCTTCTTGGTTCCCTGCATCTCGGCATAGCCGACGACGTATCCGCAGACCTTCCACGGCGTGCCCTTCTCGGCGCCGGAGGGTCGATACTTGAACTCATTGCTCTCACACTTATATTCGTATTTGCCGAACTCCTCGTCGGTCGCGGCCAGCTTGTCGAAGTATCCCTTTTTCACGGCGTCGCGCTCGTCGAGCGTGCGGCAGACCTCGACGAAACGCTCGTCGCGCTTGATCGCGGCGTTGAGCGCGTAGGCGCGCAAACCTTACGTTTTGCCCTTGTTCGGCGCGCCGACGACCATGGTTATATCCGCGTTATAGCTGAGCGTCTTCTCCCAGTTATAGTGTACGCCGTCGTTCAGGTTTACCATTCGACTTCATTCCCTTCATCATCGATGTAAGTGTAGCTCGCGCGCGTCCCGTCATAGTCGATGACGCGCTCGGTCGTGTCCACGACGCGCCCGTACCGCTCACGCATATATGCGACCGTGCGCGCGTTTCCGCCCTTCTCCGAATCGCCGAGCACGCGGTCGGAGGCATAGAGCGCTATCGACTCGTGCGCGCTCACGTGCGCGGTCACGCCGAGGTAGTCGGTCACGTCCATGTCCAGCACGTCGGCTGCGGCGGGTCGGTAGTGCTCGAGCGCGTGACAAACGGCCTGCGACACGCGCACGCCCCACCCCAGCACGCGCGGCGCGACCTCGGCGAAGCCGTGCCCGGCGCTCATGTCGTCAATCCAGTTCTCGATATGGTACATGCCCGTCGGGCGCGACAGACCCGCGCACGTGATATGCGCATGTCCGCCGTCCCAGCTCACGCGCGCCTTGTTCCAGGCGTCCATATGCAGGGGGTACGCCTCGCCCTCGACCTCGAACGTGCCGACGCCCTCGAGCGTGGACGCATAGCCGGGAAAGTTGGCGCGGATACGCCCCATGCACACGTCGATTGAGGCCGTGACGGCCTCGTGGAACGGCGCGAGCGCGCACATGAGGTCGTCCGCAGTGACGTCCGTATCGCACGAGATCTTCAGCGAGTCGGTATCGCCGCCCAGCACGCGCACGCGCTCGCCGAACGCGCGATATATCAACTCGATTGCCGCGACGATCGCCATGCGGGACCCTCCCACGATACGCAGGCCGTACGGATATAGTACGAGCTTGTTTTTCGCGTCCTCGTAATGCGCCTCATAGGTCTCGCGCGACACGACGGTCGAGCGGTCAACCGAGATCTCACCGTCCTCGACCTTGTATCCCGGCTTGAACACGTCCTGCGCCTCCATGCCGTAAATCGAGTTGAACATTCCCTTGACGGTCGAGTTGTAGTAAGCCTCGAGGTCGGCGCGCTCCATCTCACCCGAGCGGATACGCGCGGCGATGCCCTCGGGAATCGTCTCGGGGACGGCCTGCGCGTACGGCGTGCCGGTGGCATATGTCTTGAGGATTTCCTTGCACGCGGCCTTGCGCGCATAGAAGAGGTTCGACAGCAGGGTCACATAGTCGGGTGGCTTGACGAAACTCATAGTACCCTCTCCCAAAATTACCTCCATCGAATCCCAGGCATATACCCGGCTCATGCACCACAACTCCAGCTCGGACACGTTGACGATTGCGGAGTCCGCAGAAACCAGCTTTCCGAATGCGAAGCGCCCGTTGTATGCGATATCTACGTATCCGGCGCTGCGCACTGCGGTCACGCCGTCGCGGTCGGCCTGCCCGCCCCAGTCGCCCAACTGGCCCTTGGCTTTAAATTTCGCTTCGGATAGCAACGCGATGTCCCAGCACTCGAAAGCGCTCCCCTCACGCAAACGCATGTTCGCAAATCGGATCTGGGCGTGGAAAGCGCACCCGAACGGCTCCTCCCAGTGGCGCATCGCCGCGTCGAGGTCGGTTGCGCACACGTTCTCGGCCATCGCCTGAAGCACGGGGGGCAGCAGGCCGCGGAAACGGACCGGGCACATGTGCCCGTTGATGTATGCGTGGTGTGCCGAGGTCTCGTCGATTGAGAATACGTTCGACTGCACGATGCCCGAATAGCGCGCCGAGGTGAGCGTGAAACCGCCTCGGAAACAGGCCTTGCGTAGCGCGTACTGCGCATAGGTCGGCGCGAGCTCCTCGGCGCACATGCGCTCGAAAGCGGCCTGCACCGAGATCGGCCTGCCCTTGGCCCTGGGAATGCGAAGGCGTCCCGTCTCCATTTTGCCCGCCTGGCGTACGAGCGACGTCTTGGTCAGCACGCGCACGCCGAGCCATTCGGGGCGAAGCCACTCGTTGGACTCGAGCAGGTATCGCAGGTACGCGGGGATGACCTCTGTGTCGCGGCCTGCGTAGAAACACTCCTCTTGCGTAAGCGGTGTCTCGGGTGTGCGGATCTTGGAGTAATCCCAGTTGCCCGTGGCCTTGGGGAGTCCTGCGACCTCGCCCATCTTCTCGAGTCCGCGCATTTCCAAATAGAAGGTATCCCAGAAACGGAGCTTGACCGCGCCGTCGCGCACGATGTCCACGGTATAGGCGCTCGTCGCGCTCTGCGCGGACACCTCCATATCCCAGCGCTCGTTGAGGTCGTGCATGAGGGGTTGGAGGTCGAACATGAGGTTATAGGCGCAGATGATCGGAATAAAGTGTTCGCGCTCCCCCCAGGCGATATATTCGTCGATACAGGATTGCATCTCGCCCTCGTGGCGGTAGAAGCCGATACGGCCCGCGCCGGGCTCATAGGTCCGCAGGTCGCACCCGCGCAGGTCGTTGACGATAAACAGCACGGGATAGGCGCGCCACGTGTTCCCGGCGCGGTCGATGCATATGTTGCACGTCTCGGTGTCGTAGCTCGCCGCTACCCGAAACTCCGGCCTTTTCGACTTGAAACCCATCCCCGCACCTTTTTTTACTACCCGCACCTTTTTTACTACCCGAACATTACAATCTTTGAGGCCCATACCGCCGAGCCGGTCAGCTCCGCGTCGAAATCCACCTCGCCGTAAAACGTCTCGTTCTCACTCGTGAGCCCCTCGACGAGCGACGTCTGCGCCCCCGCCGATACCAGGCTGTCGAGCGCCTTCCTGTTGGCCCCGATGACGCGATCGTAGGCCTCGGAGAGCGACGTCACGCCCAGCCCCTCCATTATCAGCCTGTTGCGCTCCTTGGGGTCCTTCCCGCGCCAGAAACGGCGCGTCGCGGCGTAGAAGACCGACACGGCCTGCTTGCCGCTGTCGCCGAGCGTGCTCGGAGCGCCCGAGCGCGCCAGGTTGATCTGGCGCTGGAATATGAGGTTCGACCTCGCGGCGCGCGACCTCGCCTTGCGCGGCGCGGTCGTCATGCGGTCCAGGCGCTCTGCGGCCTTCTTGGCACGCGTCTGCGCCTCGACCGCCTGATGCACCTGCCGCGTACCCTGATACGACTGGGTAATCTGCGCACGCACGCTCGCGATATAGTCGGCGCGCGCGCGCTTCTGGAGCGTGCTCATACCGCTCACGTCCTCGCGCTCCAGGCGCGCCAGCAGTCGCTTGGCGCGGCGTCGCGCGTTATATATCTCGTCCGATGTCCTTTTCGCACGTGCCATAGGGGCCGACCTCCAAAAATAAAAGGCGGTGCGGCTTGGACCGCACCGCCTGATGTTAAAGCAACGGGAGCTGAGGGTTAAGTCATGACTAGACGAGCACGAGCGTCTTTCTGGTGTTTCCGTTGGGGAGCTTGGAAACGACGAGTTTCATCGGAACGATCTCTCCCTCGTCGAAGAGGCCCGCAGCCATGAAATTATCCGCAGCGTTACGGACGCCCTCGGACTGGGAGAAAAAGGCGGTTCCGTCCTCGCAGACGAGCGTGGTATTGGTGCAGGGCATATCGACGCCATTCTTGTCGCGGGCGCGGCGGATGCCGGGCTTGGTGAACACGCCGATGACGTTGAGAACCTCGTCCGCGTGATTTGCCAGGGAATCGGCATTGTTCATCGCGTTCACGACGAGCTTCTTGGTCGCGGTGTCGTCCACCTTGATGGTGGAGTAGCTTGAGGGGGTGTAGAGGTCTGTGCAGTTGTCCATAGTTGCGAGCTGAGTGTCTTCGTTAATCATAATGAGGTTCCTTTCCGATTGCGTAGTTCATAGCGACTTTGAGAAAAAGTCTTGTCGGGATTGAATAATAGTCCGATTCGGTCTCGATTCTTGTGATCGAGATGAACGAATCTCCTAATCGTTGGCGGAGCGTGTTGGTGGCCTTCACCGGGTCCGAATAATCGCCATATAGGTCGTACTCGAAATCAATCATCTTTCCCTTGGCGACTGTCTTGCCGATGCAATGGCAAATCTGTATTCGACGCCCGATTCGACCGCGCTCCTTCTTTGCGTTTGTCATGAAAAGCACCCCCTTCCCGTTGCTGTCATGAACATTATAGGAAGAAGGTGCATTCTGTGTCAACAGTTATTGCAATAAGTTTTTTCACTTATCGGCGCGTGCCGTCGGATACATAGCATTGTAGGCGGTCGAGTGCATAACCGCACACGCCTGAGTAGTCGTCTCCTCCATAGGTAGAACCGTCGTCGCATACCTCGTCCCAGTATCCGGCGTGCGCGACGTCCTGGGAGCGGTAGTAGACCTGCTTGTAGTCGCCATCGGTCGTGATGTAATACATCTGCACGCCGTCGACGGTCTGTCCCCAGATGCCCGCCATGCCGTTAACGCTGTCGCTGTAGTTGGCATACTGTACCCAGCCAAGCCAACCGGCCTCCTTAGTGTGGACGCGGTAGCGAAGCGTTCCGCTATCCACCCAAGCGATCAGCATGTCGTGTGCGCCATATGGCACGCCTGCAAAGCCCTCGGAGTCGCTATCGTTGAAGTTAGTGACGGCCTCGTTCCATGAGCCATTGCGGTTATGGAGCGCGTAGTGGATGTTCACGCTCTTTCCCGTGGACTTCGGGAAGGTCGCGCGAGTCGCGGAGGCTGCGGGCTGATACGTGCCCCCGTTGCCGTCGGTGGGCGCGATAGGGGCTACGTAATCGGAACCGAGATAGGCGGAAACGGCCTGCTTGAACTCGAGCCACGTCTTTCCGTATGCGCGGAAATAGCCGTTCGGGTCGGTATGGTCGGAGCCGCCCCAGCGCCGAGCGGCCTCGTAGTGGGACAGCAGGCGCGACGTATCCCAGCCGTGTGCGCGCAGCTCGTCCCCGGCCCACTTAACGGCCTCGCCCCACTGTTTCGCGAAATCGGTTGCGTTGGTGGCGTGCGCCAGTTCGATGCCGATCGTGTAACCGTTGCCGTTGCCCACGTGCCAGCATAGACGGTTCTCCGCGACCGTGTTGTAGACCGTGGAGCCGTCAAGCTCCATAACATGATGAACGGCGTACGTGTCGTCACCGCGCCAATACAAAACATGGTTCCACGCGGACGCGCCGGGGTTCGCCGTCTCATGGATTACCAGATAAGAAGCGTTGAGATACCCGTGACCGTTGCTAACGTAACTGTTGACGCTCTGATAGGCTTCAGCGCCGGCCGGTACTGAAAAGGAGACGACGAGCGCGAAGAAAAAAAGCGCAGTAAGCGCCGCGCTTTTCTTCCGCTTGATGCGGTTTGCTTTCATTGACTAGACCTCCTTGTTGTTGTCGAGCTTTTCGGAGAGCTTCGCCATGATCAGGCTGTTCTCCTCGATGGTCTTGCGAAGCTCCTCGATGGTCTTCGTGTTGCTGTAGTACATCATCACGAAAGCCGCGATGGGAAATGCCACGTTGCTCACTAGATCCGTAACTGCATTGACGTCCATTTTCATTGCCTCCTTTCCGGCATAAAAAAGGGACCCAGCCCTTTGCCGAGTCCCGTAAGCCTAACGACATTGTATATTATTTGCGACGGTCCTTAACGAGCGCCCTTCTCGCAAACTCTCGCCGGATGCGGCAGATAGCCTGATTGCATTGACGCATCTCGCGCGTGTAACGCTCGAGACGCCCGTCCTCGTCTGCCGCGCAATACGCGAGCGCGCGCAACGCCTGAAGGTTCTTGAATCGACAGACGGCTCCCTTAAGATATTTATACAAAGCCTCATCTTTGATTCCACAATAGGAAATTACAGGCATGACTAGAAGCGCTCGCATGTCGCGTTTAAAAAGCGCTCATCATCCAGCATATTCATGCGAGCTTTATCGCATTCAGACGCTGGGAGCCACACCGAATCTTCAACCGATACGCTATCGAACGCACTAGATAGAACATCGGACATTTGCATCACTTCCAATACCCGGCACCGAGCCCGTAAACGCGCGTACGACGTGCCATCTCGAATTGAATCTTTTTGATTGCCTGCTTGTATGACCCAATTAACCGCCTGCGGTAATTAAGCTCCTTGAAACAATCTGCATTTGATACTGCATAACAATCAAGCGTGAGCCCAATTAGCGAGATCGTTAAAATATTATCAGTCATTACACGCAACTTTGACTGCTCCATGTGCAGCAGGGCGTCCAGACCTTGATAGTAATCCGTAACGCACGCGCCGTCCGGGATACCAATTGTCTGAAATTCACGTTCCCTGATAAGAGTGACCGCGTGGATAATATTCTCTTTATAAGTATCCTCGTCGTTGTGAGCCAATGCTAAAAGCGCGCGCCCATACAGCTCCTCAATCGGAGTTTCATACCACTTCATTATTTCCACCCGTTCCTCTCGCCCTGGATGACAGTCGTTATGATGATAGGTTCCTTGGGGGTGTTCGTCTTGCTCACGATGACCAGGGGCGCATACTCGCGACGTGCCCCGCTATAGAACTTCACCGTCGAGCCTAACGCGCGATGCGGTCGCAGCGCGAGCATGAGCTTTGCGGGGTCATAGTCGGGAATAAGGTTAGCGAACTCGCGATTGTCGGGTCGGTATTCCAAGAGGCCGTCCAGGACGTCGGTGCGGTCGAGATACGCAAGCTCGTTGCCGTGGAGAGCTCGAAAGATCATACCCGGTTGATAAAGCCCCTCGACACGGTGCAGGACATAGCTGTTCGTCGCGTAGACGACTCGATTATGCACGCACACGCTGTCGTATGGTGCATGCGTGCCAGGCTTGCACGTGGTCGCGCACAGTGCCCTCCACAGGCTCTCGATTTCGGACTTGTTCATGACGATCCTTTCCCTCGTCTGATTGGAACTTAGTTATTATTTTAACGACGGTTGTTAT